CTCATTTTGATCTAATTTTCCTTTCTCAAGGACCCTACGATAGGCTTCTTTACCAATCAAACTAAATATGTTCATAGATTCAGTACTGGCTTGGGGATTATAATTACCAGCCCACTTGTTAAACAAGTTGGTAGAATAATCATATTTCCCGAATGCTATCAAGAATTTGTTTAAAACTCGAACAGCATCTACTGTTTTTGAACCATTCAGTGATATCACCTTACCGACACATGATTGTTGTCCGGGTCCTTTATGACTCTCAACTGTTACAATAAATCCGTGTTGCGCAACATATTTAATGAAGCCGGCCATTTCACCATCCTTAAGCAAACTATCGTCTCCGTAACAATAACGGATAGAATCATAAGCTTGTTGTGGTGTCATTTTACGAACCTTAGTGTAGTAGAGGAATTGAAGGAACCCTGCAACCAATGTATTACCAATTGTTGTCCAAGCTGAACCGCTCAACCTTAACGCTAACGCACACAAATACATAAATTTTGCTCTATCTTTGGCATGAATTTTTCCATCGGTCTTAGTTTTAAACGAAATCTTAAAATCTGTATTAAGTTCTGCCATCAATAATTCTTGTAAATAAGCGGCGTTTTTCGTTTCAAATAAGTTTGCAATGTAATATTCAACCATTCTAAATGCTAATGTCTGCGATGACTCGAACGAACTAAAATCTATTCCAACGGTATTAGCAAACATCCTCCAGTCCAATTTCGTTTTTCCTGGCATGTACCAAGGCACATGTTTCTTTAAATGTTTGTGTATTGCTGAAGTAAAAGGTGTGAAAGCTGCGACTAAATCCGGGGATTGATTACTAATCATACGATTAAAATTTACTTTCCCTGGGTAGGCCTCTTTTTTCACAAATACTTGGCAAGATGATCCGTCTTTCTTCGTTTTGTCTGAGTAGTGTTTGGTTTTGCGTATCACTTCTAAATGTTTAGCTTTATAAGCTGTATAGTCAGGGACAATTTTTCCGTATTTCTTAATAATTAGATTTGCGAAAATTTGGGCCTGTTTTACAACTTCCATAGACATTTTTTGTGGGCTAGGCTTCCTCAAATAACGTGCGATGTAGGCATGCGCGCTCGAATTATGGTCTCCCGAAGGTATTGATGCATAAGTCGGTCCTGCAATGCTACTCTTAATAGTCTTTGATTGTCCTTGCGTTGTCTTAGTAATAGAAAGTGAAGCTGGTTTGGTAGTGCTAATAACCCTTGTTAGTGGTGAGGGTGTTTCCATGGTTTGTTCGGTGGGTGTTACCTTGGGTGGCGATGTCGTATATTTTCTTCTCAGAACAGTTGTTCCAGACATAAGATCATGAATAGAAGGATTTCCTTTATAGTTCTTAATCATCTCACTGAACTCTGAGTCCAGAGCAAAACTCTTAAGATCAAAAGCTCCTGTTTCGTTTTTCAACGAATTGTTGACTGTTGATGCTCTATCATAATTAGTTGTCTTAGACATTGTGTTGAAATGCTTAGTCTCCATCAAATGTATACGAGGAATTTCTCCCTTGTACATGACCAACGTCGTATCTGGTCCTTTTAAGGCAAACAGGTCCCGGTAAGATATCTTCTTTGTAGTGTAGAAGCCATGTGGGATTACCGCTGTTGCGTAAGAATATTGCAGAATGTGGTGGTCACTTATATTAATGTGAGCATTAGCTACAGTTGTCTGTGATGTATACGTGTTTAGGATGTAGTTCGAGTTCATCTTATCAATATTGAATCTGTCATCTAGGTAAGTATCCCCATTAGGCACTTGTTGAGTGTACGTTATGGTCTGATCTTCCAAAGTCGCTGTACGCGTATTGATATTGATAGGAGTTGGAAAATATTGATATAAACTTTTGTTAGTGAGTAATAATTTGGAGAGTGAATAGTTTGTTAATCTAGACGCCATGTCAATCATAATCACGTTCTGGCCGACTGGCAGCTCCGTTTTTAATCTTTTATATCTTAAATCTGCGAAGTTTGCGTAGTTAGCTGAACCGTTTACATCATTTTTTGTCCCGAGGTCGAAATGTCCTCCATTATTTCTGAGGATCTTTTTGACCACGATTTTTACTCTCGAACGACATTTAGCTTCATAGCTATGTCCGCCGATGGAATCATCAACAATATATGGCTTCATATTTGCAGCCATTGTCTTCAAATGTGTTTGTTTCTTAATATCAGTCTGGAAGCTTTTTAGTAATTCTGTTCTCCCCAATTCATAGTCATCGAAGTCCGTGAATATACACAGATGCCTCAAGGAATACCACAAAGTGCACTGTCTGAGAGTCAATCTCTTAGTAAATAAACAATAGGACAACATTTGCATGGTATTTGGAACAGTAAGTCCCGTCAGGTGAGAATAGAAGAAATAAATAACTTCACTGATAAAAACGAAAACACAGTAAAATATTGTGATCATTCTAGTTAGTAGGTAGAGTTTTAGTAGGTAGTAAGCCCAATCGAAGATCTCTTTAACTTGAATTGGGTAGGTGCAAAGACCATATCTGTGCGTCATTGGCGTTAGTTTTCTTGTAAGCCATCCGCCTCTTTCATTAGAGTAACAGTTGGTGGACATAGTCCTGACCAACAACGGAGTCATTATGCGCTGCAAAATACGGTGTCGTGCGGTGTAGATGTAATATATACCGAAACCTAAGAGTAATGTCATGAACAATTTAAATCTATACTTGAAGATCATTTGACATAAAATGGCAAAGATCAACAGTACAGCTAATTTTTCATAGACATACCGCCTTCCAATATAACTATCAATAAAAAACTCAACCATTGTGATGATATACAAGTAAATCGCCTTAAATGTTAAGTTATTAATAAAGTTAGTCATTGTTGAAATGTGTCTCAGTAATGTGGAATGAATTACACCCACGGTGTATGTATGTGCTCTATAAGCAGCTTCGATTTTACACTCAAAAGTAGTGATGTTTCTAGCTGGCAGTCCTTTGATAAATTTCCTTGATAGACCTACGCACCTCAGGTAGTCAGTGTCACCGAATGGGTGATCACTGTAGAGATTTAAACATAGATAAAATAAGTAGAGAAGGAAAAGATTTGTCCTATAGTACGACAAAAATGTAAGTAAATAATATATTGGTGCTAAAATAAATTTCAACAAACCTAAAATGAGAGCCAATGCGAAGGCAATGGATGA